AATACCAGTACCGGCTTAACATGGTCATTACCGACTACGCCGGTAATATCGACCTGCTGATCGTGCCGCTGCTGGCATGGCTGCGCACGAATGAACCCGACATTATGGCAAGCGAGGAAAAGCGCCGGACGGGCTTTACCTTCCAGGCAGACGTTATCAGCGACACGGCCAGCGATATCAGCATTGAGCTGCAGCTGAGCGAGCGCGTGATCGTACAGAAGGCCGACGACGGGCTGCACGTGACCCACGTCGGCGAAAACCCACTGCCGGAGAATGACACGCGGCCGGTGCAGCTTTACGTTAAGGGCGAGCTGGTCAGCGAGTTGCAGTCATGAGCGGGCTTCAGCTGGTTAACGACCGTCTGGAGGCGCTTATCAGAAGCCTGTCAGCCCCGGCACGTAAAGAAATGGCGCGAACCATCGCGAAGAAGCTGCGCGCGAGTCAGCAGCAGAACATCCAGCGCCAGCAGGCACCTGACGGCACGCCGTTTAAGCCCCGCAAAACGCAGCCGGTGCGCAGCAAAAAGGGCCGGATAAAGCGCGAGATGTTCGCAAAGCTGCGCACAGCTAAGTACATGAAGACGCAGGCCAGCCCGAATGAGGCTGTGATCGAGTTTGCGGGCAACGTGCAGCGTATGGCCCGCGTGCACCATTACGGGCTGCGTGACCGGCCGTCACATAGGGGTAAAGAAGTGCAGTATGAAGCGCGCCCATTGTTGGGAATTGATGCCAAGGGTTACGACCTTATAGAGAGTTTGATAATGGAAAGTTTAAATTAAAATTTTCAACCTCTCCCTAATAACTAGCTCCATACGCTTGCTGTACTTACATCATAGAAAAATACTTCAAGGTTTTTCTTTTTACGATTAAGCGAAATTCTGTTTGCTCTGCGTATAATTCTTTGGTTTTCCGGCGTTGCTGGATCTCCATAAAGCCCAATGTATAACTGTCTGACCTTGCCATTTTCAATGCATGTCAGAAAATGCTCATCATTTTCAGCAAGGGAGTGTCCGTATATGAAAAGTGCGCCACCAATTTCTGAGAAACTTCTGAATGACTTTGCAAGATAGTCATTGTGCCTGATCTTTTCTATTTTTTCTTTCGAAGTTCCCTCTGACACAAATACAGGAAAAAGATTTAGGCTCATTGCTTCCCTGATTTGCTCAATTAATCTAACATTGGTGTTAACCCATGTAAATTTTCTAAGCTCATAACCTGCATCAAATAAGTGTAAAGCTCCATGTAGAAAAAACATATTTTGGTCTCGCGCATTATTTGGCTCCCAAGTTACATAAGGGGCATCATAATTGTTGTGAGGTTTTCTAAAGCCATCGTCACTCAATGGCTCTTCATCATCCTCGCAGTGCATGCAAACCCAATAAAGAAGAAGATCATAATTTAAAGTATATATACGGTTAAAGTTTCTTAAAAAAATCTTGCAATGAGTGTATTGGGATTCACTCAAATGTAACGGATTAACTGGATGACTCGCAGCTAGAGTGTTAACGAGCAACTCTTTTAAAGCTTCAGAATCACTCTTAAGATTTTCAATTAAATCTTTATCTTGATGGTTATATGCTTCTAAAACTTTACTTGCATCTTGCAAGTTTTTTATTATTTTCTCGAAATCCTCAGTAGCCATGCTTTGGAATGTTTTCTTTACGGCAGGTGAGAAGCTTGTAAAGTCAGCTCTTTCAAAAAGTTTACCGTATTGGAAAATATCCGGTTTGCAGGCAATACTAAAACCATTTCCTAATAATAAGTGCCTTTTTGAATTATTCGATGATCTGTTTAGTGCTTCTTCAAAGGTAAGTATCTTCATCACAATCTCCCTAATTTAAGGGGCAATGAAGCCCCAACTTTTTAGCCTCTGTGAACTATTGATTCATTAAGAGCGTCAATGACTCTGTCAATGTATGATTTATCTTTGCTTTGAAGCGCTTGGCTCTCACCTGATGCGCTATTAAGATAAACGCTATATTCGGCTTTTAATTTCTTAAATATAAAAACACCCAAAATAAATAATAAAAAACCTAAAATTTTTATACTGGGTTGGTCTGCACCAAACATCATCCCTAATCCAACAAGCGCCGTCAGGATAGCTGGAGATTTGTTAGCATCCTTTTGTCCGCGCTTAACCGAAGTAACACCCTGCATCGCGTATGTATTCGATCCAACCCGGAAACGTGCACTTGTCACACTAACTTTACCGTCATTAAAAAACTCTACCTCTTCCATCTTACAAATCCTTAATGTGTGAGAAAAGAGCCTATACATTAACAAAACTTTACCTTTAGCAAACCATCGAAATGAGCCTTTTTTATGATTCAGTTTGCTTGGTCATAGCTGAGCAAACCATCACTGATCGTTTTGGTGTGAAAAACAAAACATCATTAACAGATGAACGAACAACTCGCAGAAATTCAGCGCCTGCTGCGCAACCTGATCCGCATCGGAACCGTGTCGGCTGTCAACCTTGATGACGGGCTGTGCCGTGTCGATACGGGAAAAAACACAACCAACTGGCTGCACTGGCTGAGCGCCCGCGCGGGTAAAACCCGCTCCTGGAATGCGCCGTCAGTAGGTGAGCAGGTGCTTGTTCTGTGCCTCGGCGGCGAACTCGATACCGGCTTTGTGCTGCCGGGTATTTTCTCCGATGACAATCCGGCTCCGTCAGCCTCGGCCGATGCGCTGCACTGGTCATTTCCTGACGGCGCGGTGATCGAGTACGAGCCGGAAACCGGCGCACTGACCGCAACCGGCATACAGACCGCAACCATTAAAGCGGCGGTAAAAATCCTGTTCGACTCGCCGGAAGTGGAATGCACAACGCTGCTCAAAACTGCGCAGCTGGAAGTCACTAAGGGCGGCACGATGAAAGGCGACGTAACCCATACCGGCGGCAGTCTGTCCTCAAACGGCAAGGTACTGCATTCGCATATCCATCCGGGCGACAGCGGCGGCAAAACGGGTGCACCAGTATGACAACCGCAAAATATACCGGCATGAACCGGGAAACCGGCGGCGCGCTGACCGACCTCGATCATATCCGGCAGTCAGTGCGGGACATTCTGCTGACCCCGCTCGGCACCAGGGTGATGCGTCGCCAGTACGGTTCGCTTTTATCCGCGCTGATTGACCAGCCGCAAAACGAGGCGCTGCGCCTGCAGATTATGTCGGCCTGCTATCTGGCGATCCTGAAGTGGGAGCCGCGCGTAAAGCTGACCGCCATCAGCTTTGAGTCAGATATCAACGGCGCAATGATGGTTGAGCTGTCCGGCAACCGCACCGACAACGCGAACCCTTTTTCCTTAACCGTTCCTGTGAGCTGAGACTATGGCAACTATCGACCTGAGCCAGCTGCCCGCGCCCGACGTGGTGGAGGCGCTGGATTATGAAACCCTGCTTGCCGAGCGAAAGGCGACGCTGATTTCCCTTTATCCTACTGACCAGCAGGACGCCATCGCACGCACGCTGACGCTTGAGTCAGAACCCATCGTTAAGCTGCTGCAGGAAAATGCCTATCGCGAGCTGATCCTGCGCCAGCGCATCAACGAGGCGGCGCAGGCCGTTATGGTAGCGTATGCGCTGGATGGCGACCTTGACCAGCTCGGCGCGAACAATGGCGTAACCCGCCTGACCATTACCCCGGCCGACGATACAACCATTCCCCCGACCGCCGCCGTGATGGAAGGCAACGACGATTACCGGCTGCGCATCGCCTCCGCCTTTGAGGGGCTGAGCGTGGCCGGGCCGACCGGTGCATACGAGTATCACGCCAGAAGCGCCGACGGCCGCGTAGCCGATGCATCAGCCATCAGCCCGTCGCCCGCCGTTGTTACCGTGACTGTGCTCGCGCGTGAGGGCAACGGCGTGGCCGGTGATGATTTGCTGGCCGTGGTTAACGCTGCGCTCAATGACGAAGACGTGCGCCCGGTTGCCGACCGGGTGAGCGTGCAGTCAGCGAAGATTGTTAATTACGAAATCGAGGCCGAGCTGTACCTCTATCCGGGGCCGGAGGCGGAGCCAATCCGCGCCGCTTCAGAGGCAAAACTCGCCGCCTTTGTCAGTGCACAAAAGCGTCTGGGCCGTGACATTCGCCTGTCTGCGCTGTATGCCGCCATGCACGTTGAGGGGGTGCAGCGCGTCAACCTTATCAAGCCTTCCGCTGATGTGGTGCTAGACAAAACCCAGGCCGCTTACTGCACAGGATACGCGCTGACCGTGGGAGGCTCGGATGAGTGATCGCCTGCTGCCGACCGGCTCGTCAGCGCTGGAGGTTGCTGCCGCCGAGGCGCTTGCAAGCCCCGGTGCGATGAGCGTGCCGCTGCGCCAGTTATGGAATCCGCAAGCCTGCCCGGTGGAGATTCTGCCC